AAAGCTGCTAGACAGATACTCTTCCTCCGCGGGGATAAGAGCCAAGTACTTGGTGCCAGGCCTACTACTCTCTTCATAGGTGGTCTTAGTGAAGAGAAGCACCTATATGCAGAAGATATTGCTGACTTTCTATTTGACATGACAAACGACAGGAAGTCTGCCCTTAACCTAGCTAACATCTTTAAGATTGTCCCGCACCCTGATAATGATATGGAAGAAGTTTTTGAATCAATAGAAGGTACTAAGGAGCCTAATAGTGTAGCTGCTGGAAAGATGAGTAGGTTTGTAGGCATGGCTCGTAAAGCAATCTACGAATCTCTCGCTGCGCAAAAGGTTGATGTACGTGCGTATGCCATAGACCACGGTGATGAAGTTGCTCAGAGTTTCGCAGCTAAAATTAATGCTACTTCAACACCTACCTCAGCGGTCTTGCAGGCAGGGTACACAAAATGGTCTTCAATCAAGTTCTCTGAAGTTAAGGGACTATTTGACGAGGACAAGCAAGAGATACCTGTTTCCAATAAGGCTTCTGCTCCTGACGCCAGGCTGAATAAGAAGGAGATTGAAAGTATAAGTGAAATCAAGACTGTCACTGAATATAATAATGTTAAGAAAAGGCTAACTGCCATAAATGACATTGTAACGAGGCTTTCTGGTGAGGATGACCTTAACTTTAAGGAAGCTAGGAAGAGGTTCAGGGGTGTGATTGCTGCACATGAGGAATTTGAAAAGGAGTACCTTAATAATGGTCATACAATTGACACCATACCTAGTGATGACCTGTCTGGTTTCGTGATAAACAACCCTGATGCTGCTTACACTGTCCTTACTGAACCTAAATTGGGTGAGGTCCACAAGAAAGTCACAAGACTCTTCTATATGGCGCAACAAGCACTAAAAATGATGACTCAAGTTTCTGAGAGATTTACTAAGAAGGCAATTAGCAAGTCTTCTGGTGTATCGATAGTAAAGAGTTATAGAGCAAGGAGGAAGGAGCTCGAAGAAATGCTGTATGCTTACTCTGGTGCAATTATGACTGTAGATGATGATGGATCTCCTAATGTGATCTTTATTTCATTTGATATGTCTGAATTTTCTAAGAAGTTTCCACAGGTCCTTGTTCGCGCAATTGGTAAAATACTCAGCGAAATATCAGGTGAGGACTGGATGTCCAGGATAGACATATTCTTCAGAGCTGCCATTGTGTATCACAATACTAGAGGTTTCGTCGGAGCTAAGTCAGGCATACGTGGTGGATTTGAAGGTTTCCTTAACTTCCTCTGGACTCTTGGGATGAAAGTTGTTATGGACATTGCTACACAGGCAACTGGTGTGACTGGAGTTTTGGCAGTATACAGTGATGATGGTCTCCTCAGGCTTTACATAGATGGCGACAAGCAATCAATAAGTAAGAAAATTGACACTATCCGTAAGGTTTTTCGTGACTACGGCCTAATATTCCACTTGGACAAGACTGTAGTTTCAACTGAAATATTCGAGTACTTAGGAGTTTATGCTGAGGGAGGGAACTTGATACCAACGTGGGTTAAGGAAGTTATGTCAGTAGGAAAGAGGAAGCAAACAAAGGGTTTAGAAACAGTCTATGACAGGGTCAGCCTTTGGGATTCACAGTGCAATGCTGTCGTTAAGGCAAGTGGACCTCCTTACCCTTCTTTCCTTGCGAAAACTATTCTTACTATGTCTACCTTAAGGAGACTCAACGTTAGAGCTCCTTCTTCAAATCTTGCTGCTCTTACAGTTATTCCATATTCGGCTGGAGGCTTTAGAATCAGCTCCATGAGTGAAGTGTCCATACTTAGTGCTATTGAAGGAGTAAGCGAGTTTGCAGCAGACATCGAACTTCTTTATGATACTTATCCCTCGTTCGCCACTGCTATTGCTATTAGAGTTTTCGATAACTTGAAGTCTGAGAAAGATGCTGAAAAGTCTCTCATAACTGGTAGTCTACTTCAAACGACCCTCACTGACACCTCCGGCCTTGGTATAGCTAGGGGTCTAATAGAGAAGTCAAGTATAGGCGACAGTGGAGCTATTGACCCACTTAGTCCTGCAGTTGTCAAAGAGATACTTTCCGAGTTAAGGAGATGCATAAATATTCGTCCTCGTCTAATTAGGAACTTAGTTATGGAGGTCCCTGATGTTATAGAGTATAACAAATCTGTTGCTATTATCAAGAGCAGCGCTGCTTTGAAGTTTGTAAGCAAAAGTGAAATAAGAAGAGCACAGGGAAGAGACACTCACCTATGCAAGAGCTCAATTTCGCAGTGGGTTGAGTACTTAAGACACAACACTGGAGATGATCGCAGTATTAAGGCAGCTAACTTCTTAGGTGCATGCATGAGGAGGATATACCCCAGCTACAAGATATCTAGAATGATCGACAGCCCCCGTGTCGCTCTAGTCCCTACGGTTAGTGATGCTGATATACTTACCAACCTCGAGTTTACAAAAAAAGATAAGTTGCTTTACCAGGAGTACATTGAACCTACTGCTAAGTTCCTCGGTGCGCAGTTGAGCCCAGAGTCAAGTGCTGAAGCCAGCTACAGCAATGCTCAGCGCAGGAATGAGAGGTTCACTGCAGTCGCTGCTAGGCTAGTTGCAAGTAACACAAGTTTGATCTTTGTCTACTACTTAGTTGCAAATGCTTTTGGCTTACCCTGTCCGACTCTACCCAGTGTCACAATAACCAAAGGATACAAATCTTCTAGGAATTTTGGTATGAATGCAGTCACAGTAACACTTCCTGTCCCTTATCATGCTCTCACAAGCTCAAGAATGAGCAGTAAAATGTGGTTAATGCTTAGAGCAAGTGATAGTAGGGACAGGACTACGCTTGTAGAGAGTGCTCGTTTGGGTAACTACCTCAACCACTACTCTTATGTTAACAATGGGTCCCGCCAAGTAGACAAGCCTCGCCCATTCTTATACAGCGTACGAGACATCGCGGAAAACACTGAGAATCCGACATTTGATGCTGCTACAGGACCTAAGGATGGCAACATAAGTGATCAAGCCACAAGAGCATTCACTAGTGTTATAATAGAAGAGAGGGCACAAGCTACTATTATGGAGGCTACAACTATGACGGCAGGTATACTTGAAACCCTGGTTGATACCCAAACCACTAAAGCTATACTCTTATCCAGGTTAGAGAAGTGGCTTATGAGCAGTATAAACGGCAGCATCACATCTAATGGTGCCCCAGCTACTATACCTGATGTGTGGAAGCGTGATATGTTTCTAGAAGCAGTCGTCTCAGTTAGTTTCAAAATTAGCACCCCAGATATCAGAAGAGCAACACAGCTTGCCACAGCTGAGTTTATAACGGCTACTGAAGGTAAGTCAGCAAAATCCTCATTGAGTGATAATAGCGCAGTGGTTAAACTCAATGATGGTCTTAACAGGTATACTAGCGCTTTTGAGAAATTAGAAGTCAACATTCAACGAGTCAGCGACACTATTCAATCACTCGACATTGATGCTCGTATCAGGGAAGAG